AATTATCGAGCTTTGCTTATGCACGGCGATGAAGTTGGTAGATCTGGTTTTGCTTCTCCGGCCGGATGGCAAGCAGCTGGAAACCGTTGGAAAGCCGGAGCATACGACTGGGAATTTCAAGATATATACCTCGGTCATTACCATCGTCATGCACAAGAACCACTTTCAGATGGTCTTGGATCTGTATATTGGACCGGTTCAACAGAGTCCGATAACCGCTACGCGAGAGACTCTATGGCAGCCTCAGGTGTTCCTTCTCAAAGATTGCACTTCATTGATCCCGAACGAGGTCGTGTCACTGCTTGTTATCAAGTTTGGTTAGACTAATGAATCGCAAAGAGATCTTAGAAGAAGCAACTCATTTAATTTACAATGATCGACAAGGAGATTATGGAACTCCACAACAGAACCATGATCGAATTGCAAAGCTTTGGAGTGTAGTTTTAGGCATTACCGTAGAACCTTGGCAAGTTGCATTGTGCATGAATCAAGTAAAAGTTGCTAGACTAGTCCAATCACCTGAGAAATTAGATGGTTGGGTAGATGGAGCAGCTTATATGGCTATTGGCGGAGAACTGGCTACGGAGGAAGAATGACAACACTCATTGCATTTCAGCATGATGACTATTGCATCATTGCCGCAGATACGCAAACAACTGGTTATGACATGAGAGCTGATTGTTCTCCAATGGGCAAGATTGCAGAGAATGGCAAATATTTAGTTTCTGCTGCAGGCCTAGTCCGAGGTATGAATCTGATCCAACATGCTTTTAATCCACCGGCTCCTCCAAGATCAAAAAATCTAGATAAGTTTATGGTGACTAACTTTGTGCCAAATCTACGGAAAACCTTTGGAATGTCAGGTTATGACATCAAATCTGAAGGTTATCCATCATCTTTCGAGAATGATTTCATAGTTGCCGTCAATGGAACTATTTACTTTATCGATGAAGTCTATGGATTAGAAAAGACAAAAGACAAGGTCTACACAACAGGAACAGGCGCCAAACTTGCTCTCGGAGCTGCTCATGCGCTCGGAATTGACGATGTAGATGATTATGAAGATGCTATCGATATTCTAGAACAAGCAGTAAAAACTGCAATCCGATTCGATATCAATAGCGGTGGTCAAGTTCAGATAGCTGTACAAACAAGAGCTGGAAAGAACCACATTGCATTCTTAGATTAAAAGAACAAAAAAGAAGCCCCTGCCTTTCGGCAGGGGCCTTTTTCTTTTTGTCTTAGCGGACCATCTCCAAGACTCGATCTGAGAGAGATGTTCCTTGATTCATCATGAATCGCTCACCTGCAGCAAAATCATCTGCTGAACGAGTTGTACGAGTCCATTGTTCGTACTCTGTGAAAGCATTGACAATTCCCCATGCTGTTCCCTTAATGTTCTCCTGTGTAGATCCATTCCAGATTCCTAGAAGTGTTCCACGGCGTTCTTCAACATTCTTGACTTGACGATCTGTCATGTTCTCTTCGATTGGCATTACATCTTTGACGATTGTCCAGAAGTCAGAGTTAGCAACTTTCTTATCAAATAGAGAAGATGAAAGAAGGTTGAATTCTTCATTTGACTTAAGAACAACACCTAGAGTTTGACGAACATCTTCGATTTTAACATTCATACGAGCTGAATGGCGGAAAGCAATAGAAGAAGCATTTGTCCAACGTGTCATTCCATTCTTGCAGATCAAACGAAGATACTTGATTTCAAAGCGGAGTGAATCTGTTCCATCGTGAGTATTTGACGCAACTAGAAATGCTTCGACTGGATCAACATTCTTAAGAGTAAGATCAAGAGTGTCTGGAAGCTTTGCAGCCATGAAAATCTTCTTGCCACCGCGTAGTTCACCAGCGGACTGGTAAATCGCACCGGCTTCATACATTACAGAGTCCACAATGTTCACAATGTCGTTGTTCTGGACAATTGTATATGTAGGAGAAGTGATACCTAGAACAGAAGCTGATCCGTCCTTATTGACGCGAGTTGTAGCAACTTTGTCTTCAAGCTGAACGACTGTCACGCCGTCATTGTTAATTGCTGTAGTTGAAAGTGGAGTGTGTTGAACTTCCCAATCAAGATTTGCATTTTCAAGAACTTGAGCTGCAGAGATTTGCTCGTCACTTGAATTTACCCATGTTGCTGTGCTGATCCATGGAGCCTTGCGACGTGCTGCGTTCTGGATTTGTACTGACATTTTTTCCTCCTGGCGATTTATTCTGATGGACTCATCAGCAGTGTCATTTAACACTGGACACTCCTTGCGGAGTGTTTCGTCCTTATCTGTAACCTGCACGACCTAATGCACTGTAGACACTTGCAATTCTTTCATGATGATTTACATAATGTGAATCTGATGTGTCGTACTCAAACATTGAAAGTTGAAGCAAGCAATCAAGTTTTGCTAATTCTTCAGCTGTGAAAGTAACTGTAAGTGTAGTTCCAATTGCAATTCCCATTTGGATCCTCCTGGCGGTTTATGGCAACCGGTTGGTTGCTCATAGGTACATTCAATACTGTCCACCGTGCTTTGTACACTCTATTAGAAAAGATCTTTAAGGAACCTTTTGACACCTTTTGGAGTCCGTTTAGTCCAGATCGAGCGGCCAGGTTTGTCCCAGGACCACGGACATATTGATCCGAGTATATTTATACTCCACACAAATGGACCCGCGTCCTGGTGGATCCTGGTGGTTCTGGCTAATCTTTATGCTGCCGGCCAGAACAAATGTTCTAGTAAATAAGATCTTATGGAAACATTTCCACAAATGGTGGATATATGTCCACAGTCAGTGTATATTGATCCTATGAGCAACCGCTCATACTAACCGCCAGGAGAATCAAATGAACACAATGTCACAAGAACAAACATCATGGAACAACGTTTGTGGACTACCAGTTAAGTTTCTATTAACTCGCATTGTTCTTAATTATGCAAACGGATCTTCATCTCTTGAAGAGTACACAGAATACTACAATCGCATGACTGTAGAACAAAAGCAATTTGCTGATGACATGGTTATGGAAATTGCAGTTGCTACAAAGAAGGAGATGATCTAATGTCCACACTGATTCAAGACATCATCAAAGTTGCAAAAGTTTCTGAAACAGAAGCTCTTGAAATCGAAAATGTAATTATGTACAACTTTGATCTAGATTCTTCAGAAGCATCTCAACGCACTATTAACTCAACAATTCGTGAAGCTGTCCGCTTTATGAATATGAAATGTAATCATCCAAAAGGAACTCAACATACATGGGAGTGTGTCAAATAATGTCTCACAAACTAATTGATGAAAATGGTGTAGAAATCAAAGGAAAGATCAGAATGGTGTTTGTTTGCGATATGTGCGGTAACACAGCTGATTTCTATCACGGTATGTCCACATACGCAAAAACTATTGGTGACAAAGTTACATCTGAAAGTTATTGTTCTGAAATCTGCGCAAGAAAGGCGGTTGCATAATGACTCAAAGATCTGGAAAACTTAAGTGTGCTGCTTGTGGATCAGAAGTTTTGGTTTCTAGTAGAACATATGGCGGATTACCGCGTTGGGTTTGTGCGGTACAAACTTGCATAAACTCTGAAATTGCTTTAGATTTGGAGGAATCCAGTGGCTTGTAATCTATGTTTTGACAAAGGATACATTTACCATTCCCATGAAGAGGAATATGATGTTGAAGTCTGTCCATGTCAGCAAACTAAGGAGATGAAAGATGAAACTAACTAAACGTGGTAAACGAGTTCGTGCTGTATTGATCTTAATCGGTCTTTGGGCGTGGTGGCAGATCTCTGGACATTTATGGTGGGTTGAAGATCATTATTGCTGGGGAGAAATGGTTGAATGTTATTTTCCAAAATAATGGACGACCAACCGGAGAACCGCCAGGTAAACCGGTTGGTCGCATGCGGATTGTACATTATATTTTTAACGTGTGTTATGTCCGCTGATGAAACACAATAAATCAATGGTACAATGGTCACTACGGACAGATTAGGATATGCAAATGACAACTGAAAATCGAAAGTCCCTTACCACAGGGCAAGCTGCAAAGCTCATTGGACGCAACTCACGGACTGTTCGTCGTTGGGTTGATCTTGGAAAAGTTGAAGGTTACAAAACACCTTCGAACTTACGTTACGTTTATCAAGATGCATTAGACTCATTGATGAATGGAACCAAAAGCTAACTAACACAACGACTAGGAGGCAACTATGTTTGTGTTTATTTATGCTGTTTCTATCCGCCGTCAGAGGAAAGATGGCTGAAGGTCTTGGCAATCGCTGTAGCCTTTTTATTAGTAACACCAAATGCAAATGCGGTGGACTATAAATCAGCAGCAGCAAGAGTTCCAAAAGATCAAGTTGCTTATGCAAAATGCGTAAGTCATCATGAATCTAGAGGGAACTATAAAGCAGTAGGAGATCTGTCTTCCGCAAGGGGACGATGGCAATTCTTAGATAAACAATGGAGACACGGTTTATCTTTTATGGTTGCAAACAGATTAGTAGATTATGGAATGCCAAAGTCTAAGACTAAGAAGCTGGTGAAACACCTTCAATCAAAGTCCATAGATGCATGGGAACCGATCTATCAAGATGTAGGATTTGTAGCAGCATTGAACGCAAAGTACCATTGGTCCGGTTGGACACATTGGGCGGTCAATTCTAAATGCAATGAGTTAGTACCAACTACAATAAAACGAAAGGCATAAAATGTCAGAAACCGCCAGGGAATGGTTTGAACCACGCCAATTATCTTTATTGGCTGATCCAATTGATGAACAGTTTAACAAGTTTCATCATGAAAATCCACACATCTATCGTCAGTTAGTTGATCTAGCATACCAATGGAAAAATGCTGGACATGACATTTGTTCAATAGATTTGTTGATTAACAAATTGAGATGGGAAATTGGTATCCGATCAACGGGGGATCAGTTTGCTATCTCAAACAACTACGCTAGTCGTTATTCTAGGTTAATTGAGGCAACAGAAAAACCGCTTGCTAATTTCTTTACTAAAAGAATGCTCAAGAGCTCATGGGACTAGAACGTATTGAAACAAAGCGTGGCCACAAATATGAACTAGATGGCCAACCTGTCAAAGGTGTTACCACTCTCATCGGTTCTGGTATGCCTAAACCTGCACTTCCTTATTGGAGTGCAAAACTAGTTGCAGAATATGTCTTTGATAATTTTGCAAACCTTCCAAACTTAATGACTCGTGAACGAGAAGAAGCTGTAAAGTTCCTAAAAATGATTCCTTGGAACCAACGAGACAAAGCTGGAGCACGAGGTACAGAAATCCATGCAATTGCTGAAACTATCATTCATGGTGGAGAAGCTGAAGTTGCTGGTGAGTTTGCTCAGTACGTCGATGGATATGTAGAATGGCTAGATCAATGGGAAGTAATTCCTGTTTTGACTGAGAAGGTTGTAGCAAACCGTATTCATGGTTATGCAGGAACTTTTGATGCCATTCTTAAGTTCGGTAGCGGTCCATTAACTGGCAAAACTTATCTTTGTGATTGGAAGACAAGTTCTGGAGTTTATGGAGAAATGGCAATGCAGATTGCGGCATATGCCAATGCAGATTTCTATCTTGATGAAGAAGGCAATGAAATACCGATGCCTGAAGTTGATGGATTAGGAATTGTTCATGTGTCTCCAAATGGCACAACATTTCATGAAGTGACAGATGTTGATCTTGCATGGGATTCGTTTCTAACTGTTATTGATTTGGCAAACAGATTAGAACATATTGAAGGTTTGTTAATACAACTAGGGGGATTAAATGGACAAGCGTCTTGAAAATTATGTAGATGTACCACAAAGAATTAAACTGTTCTATGAGAAGTATCCAGAAGGTTCATTGCAAATGGATCCTGATCTGCAATTTCAGACAGTCGGAGATCAGATCATTGTGATTGGTAGAGCTTATGCTTACCGTCATCCTGGAGATGAAAAGCCTGGCATTGGCACAGCTCAAGAGTATTTGCCAGGAAAAACTAATTTTACTCGTGGTAGTGAGATCCAAAACCTTGAGACAAGTTGCTGGGGTAGAGCAATTGGAGCTTTAGGCATAGGCATAGATAAAGCAATTGCAAGCAAAGAAGAAGTTGAACTTGCAATGGAACGCAATAAACCAGAAAAAGTCGTGATGAAACGTGCAAATCCTGGTTTGAAGCAAATAGTAGAGTTGCTAGGAGCGCAAGGCATCACGGAGAAGGATGCTATCCTAGCGGCAGTACGCGGTTTAGTTAACCGTGAAATAAGTTCGAGCAATGAACTAACTGATGATGAGATCACGCTTATTATCAAAAACCTGGCGGTTGTTGGTTCATGACTCGAATGTCTTGGGACAAATATGGATTGGAGATTGCGAGAGCAGCCTCCTATCGCAGTGAAGATCCATATCTAAAAGTTGGTGCATGTGTTCTACGTGGGGATAGAAGCATAATAAGCATCGGCTACAATGGGGCTGCGCCTGGCGTCGATATTCCTTGGGGAGATAGAGACGCTAGGCGTGGTTTTGTAATACACGCAGAGGTGAACGCATTGCGGTATTGCACACCAGATCAAACAAAGGGTGGATATTTGTATGTGACGCATCATCCTTGTTCTGAATGCATAAAAGTAATCGCCAGTTATGGAATTGCAAATGTTATGTATTCTGATTTGATAGACTTAGCAGTTTACGATCTATCTTCAATTGCTGAATTGGCAAAAGCTTTTAATATTTCATTAAAACAGGAGGTAAGACAATGAGCGCTTTACAAATGATTTTGGATAATCAAAGAAAATTGCAGTTGAAGTCATATGGTGTAGATATTACCACTTTTGATGATGAACAAAGAGCAGCATATATTCGTGACATGTCCTTGGCATTAACAGATGAATTGCACGAGGCATTGAATGAAACCGGTTGGAAACCATGGGCTACAAGTCGACATATAAATCGTTTAGCTTATATTGGAGAAATGATTGATGTACTTCATTTTTGGTGCAATTTAGTCTTAGTTGCTAATGTGAGCGAACAAGAGATCTTAGATGTCTATTTTGCTAAAGCTGAAAAAAATGCTAAGCGTCAGTTACTTGGTTATGACGGCGTTGAAGGAAAATGCAAGACTTGTGGACGAGCATTTGATGATGCGGCTGTTTTATGTACTCCAATTGCTTGTGAGCACATAGAATGAATTACGTTTTAGATGATGTAGTAACTTCTTTCACAGATCGAATTGCAAGTCATAGATCCGCATGGCCTCGTATGCAAAAGTGCATGGTCGATGACGCTCTTAATACTAAATCTGAAATTGCTTTTGGCAATGACCAACTTGTTAAAGAAGGCACATGGTTAGTATCAACTCCTATGGAATTCAAAGGCGAAGTCTTTAATCTATTTGGGGGTTATACACGAGAGACTAGAGACAGAATTGCCAGAGTTTTAGATATGGATCTTTCCAATATCAAAGCTTTGGATATGCCTATTGGTGATATTGAAAGAATTCTTCGTCCACGTGCAGCAAAGACTGATTTTGACTTTACAGAAGCAGAATGGTCAAAGATTCGTGATCTAATGAAATGTGAAGTTATCAAGCATGAAGATCTTGTCCTAGACATTCAGCGAGTAGTTATCGGTGACTCACATTCAATTTCAAGATACCGAGCAAACACTGTTGTTTATCGTCATGACGGTTTAACGCTTCACGGTTTAACCGAACGAGGAATTGAACCTTATCTTCCTGATTATTTTGTACCACACTTGGTTATTTACGCAGGAAATGTAGATATAAGACATCATTTGTGCAGACAACTGGATCCTGAAGGTTCAGCACGTAGGTTGATCAGTAACCTTAGAATGCACCTTGAACATATGCAACAAAAAGGAAAAATAGGAACATTTGAAGTTACTGCACCTTATCCAATTGAGTTTGAAGATCGCAAGATTCCAAAAACAGGATTTTACAAAGGTACAGCTTTTTATGGATCTCATCCTGCAAGAGACAGAGTTCGTCAGATTATGACTAATGAGATGAAGTATCAATTTGACAATGTTCATGAGTGGCCAACTAATTGGTACATGATCGATCCAGAAGATTATGCAAAGACGTATATGGAAAAACCTGGATCAGTCCATCTATCACCTGAGTTCTATGAATGGGATTTGGTTAACAATGCCTCAAATAACTGAAACCATCTATTGGGAAGATTTTAAGAAATATTACGAAAAAGCAGCAGTCTTGCAAAACATTAACATTGCAAGTGAAACTGGTCGTGATACTTCTGAAGATCTACATGTTGATGATCCATTGCAGCATCACATAACAATCTACGACACAGTAGATCGTGAGTTTGCTGGATTTAGTAATGCAATTCAGCAGATTTGGTATGGATCAAATAATCCAAAGAAGTGGCAAGTTGATAGTCGTTTTGATGGTTACAACTTGCATACAATGGATTGGTTTTATCTCTTCATGATACACAGAGTGACTGGATCTGGCGCTTCATTTAGTTATGACCACGGATTTAGAAACAGCATACTTTCTGATATGGCTCTTAAGACAGATAACATGATTCATATGAAAAACTACGTGTTAAGTGAAATGAGAACTGGTCGGCCTATCTTTACAAGTATTGGTAATCAGATTCCGCAATTCCCTAAACCCAATGCAGAATATCCACGTGGATCTCAACTTTACATTTCAGAATACATGCCTCACTTAGTTAAAGATTTCTATACTCATTTGTCCTACAATCCATTGACGATGTCAATTAGAGATGGAGTTGATTGGATAAATGAGTGGCACAAGTCTCAAGGTCTTAAGTGTTTCCATTTTGTAATGACAGCATTTGTGATGGATGTTGCTCAATATTTCCCTACATTGATAGATCCATGGAGTCAAGTAAACTATGGAAGCAAT